CTCGCCTTCCTGGGCAGCGCCACCCCGGCCACGCCCAGTGCCGCCGGCGCACCGGCCGCCGCGCCCACCGGCTCGCTCACGCAGGACGAAACCGTCACCTACCGTGAGGGCGCATTCAACGCGCTGCTGCATCGTGCCAACCCGTCCGCGCATAAGCTGGAAGGCGCAGCCGCCCAGTTCCGTGGCATGGACCTGATGGACATGGCGCGCGATTCCGTCGAGCGCGCCGGCCACCGCACCCGCGGCATGTCCAAGCAGGAAATCGCGGTCAAGGCGCTGCAGTCCACCAGCGATTTCCCGGCCATCCTCGGCAACACCGTCAACCGCAGTCTGCGCGCCGGCTACGATGCCGCCCCGCGCACCTTCCTGCCGTTCTCGCGCCAGGCCACCTTGCCGGACTTCAAGGAAATCAGCCGCGCGCAGCTGGGCGGCGCGCCCTCGCTGAAGCGTGTGGTGGAAGGCGGTGAGTACGAGCAGGGCAGCATCGGCGATGGTGCTGAAAAGTACCGCGTGCACAAGTACGGCCGCATCGTCGCGCTGACGTGGGAAACCATCGTCAACGACGACCTGGACGCACTGAGCCGCATCCCGTTCGCGTTCGGCGCCAGCGCCTCGGATCTGGAATCCGATCTGGTCTACGCCATCCTCAGCAACAACCCGGCAATGGCCGATGGCGTCGCCCTGTTCCACGCCAGCCACGGCAACCTGGGCACCGCCGCCAAGCTGGCCGATGCGCTGGACCCGAGCAAGGCCAACCCGCTGTCCGCCATGCGCAAGGCGATGCGGCTGCAGAAGGGTATCGAGGGCCGCTATATCACGGTCAACCCGCAGTTCCTGATCGTACCGCCGTCGCTGGAGGAAGTGGCGCTCAAGGCCACCAACGCCGCCATCGTCGCTGCCAAGGGCGTGGACCTGAACGTCACCGGCGTGACGCTCACCCCCATCGTGGAGCCGCGTCTGGAAGACGGCAGCGCCACCGCATGGTTCGGCGCCGCCTCGCCGGGCGTCATCGACACCATCGAGTACGCCTACCTGGAAGGCCACGAAGGCGTGTTCACCGAAACGAAGCAGGGCTTCGAAGTCGATGGCGTGCAGGTCAAGTGCCGCCACGTCTTCGGCGCCAAGGCCATCGACCACCGCGGCTTCTACATGAACGCCGGCCTGGCGTGATCGGCGCGGGGTGCAGGCATGCCTGCACCCCGTAGTGCGGAACCACTTCCCCTTCTTCAGAGGTCAACCCCATGAACAACGCTCATTCCAGCGGCGCAACCATCCAGGTTCCCGCGCCGGCTGCCGTCACCAGCGGCGTGCCCTTCATCCTCGGCTCCCTGTTGGCCGTGCCGGTCACCACGGCCGCATCCGGTGAGCTGGTCGCCGCGCAGATCGAAGGCGCCTTCACCTTCCCGAAGCTGAGCACCGCGGTCATCACCGCCGGCGCCAAGCTGCACTGGGATACCTCCGCGGGCGAGTTCATCGTCGCCGCCAGCGCCACCGGCGACCTCGAGAACTGCGCCGTGGCCATCGCTGCTGCCGGCAACGGCACCACCACCGTGGTGGCCAAGCTGCTGCCCGGCGCAGGCGCCGTCAAGGCCTGATCCACGCCCACCACCGCACACATATGCCCGGGTGGCGTGTGCGGTGGTGGGGCTCCAAACATTCCCAGGGGGAACCACCGTGAGGCTGGAAGAGCTGACCGATATGGCAAACACCACGCACAACGTCGCGCCAATCGTCGCCAAGGTGTCCACCTACGGTGGCAGCGCCGGCGCCGTGCTGTTCGGGCTGACTGCAAACGACATCGCAGCGTTCAGTGGCGTTGCCATCGCCCTGGCTGGTCTGGGAATTACGTGGTTCTACAAGCGCCGCGAGGATCGCCGCTCCGCGCAGCGGCACGAAGCGGACATGGCGCGCCGGAAGCGGGAGACCGATCATCATGTCTGATCGCAGCGCCGCTTCGCCGGTTCGCATCGCTGTTCTCGGCCTGGGGCTGAGTGCGGCAGCGTTCGCCAGTTGGGTTGTCAAGGAAGGCGACGGCCCCACGGCCGTGCGTGCTGACGGGCAGGTGGTGCACAAGCCGTATATCCCGACCAAGGGCGACGTGCCCACCATCGGCCACGGCTCCACCCGCTATGAAGATGGCACGCCGGTCCGCATGACCGATGCGCCCATCACGCGCGAGCGGGCGCAGCAGCTTGCCCGCAACCTGCACAGCGAGGAAGAAGCGCGGTTCCGCTCATCGCTCCCGGGCGTAGCCCTCTCCCAGGGCGAGTACGACCTGTACGTGGATTTCACCGGCCAGTTCGGCTTCGGCAACTGGCGCAGCAGCTCCATGCGCCGCCGCCTGCTGGAAACCACCACCGCCACCCCCGCGCACCTGCCGGGCCTGTACCGCGCCGCCTGCGATTCGCTGCTGCTGTGGAAGAAGCAGGACGGCCGTGATTGCTCGCTCCCGCAGAACTGGGGCCCGAAGGGCTGCAGGGGCGTGTGGACCCGCCAGCAGGAACGCCACGCCAAGTGCCTGGCCGAGCAGGTGGCGCAATGATCACCCGCATCCTCGCCGCGCTGATCCTGATCCTGCTCGCGGTTGTCGTGTGGCAGCGCGGCAGCGTGTCGATCGCTCACCGCGCGGCGGACAACGCCGCCGCCGCCCGTGACGTTGCAGAGGGCGAGCGCGACAGCGCCCGCGTGGAGCTTGCCCAGGCGCAGGCCGTCATCACCACCGAGCGCGCCAACGCGGCCAAGGCCAGCGCCGTGGCCGCTCAATACGAAAAGGACAAAGCCGATGCGCAAGCCGCTTCTGATCGCCTTGTTGCTGACCTGCGCGCTGGCAACCAGCGCCTGCACGACCGCTGGCAGGCTGCCATCGCCACCAGCGAACTGTCCGCAGCCGCCGCAGCCGGCGCCGTCGCTGATGGTGGAGCCGCAGACCGAATCGAAAGTGCGGGCCGAGTTGTTGGCGCCGCCGCTGCCTGCGACGCACAAGTGAAAGGCCTGCAGGCCTTCGCCCGCCTGTGCAGTACCCCGTCCACAACCGGAGGTGCCCGATGAGCTCCATCACCCTGCTGCAGGCCTTCGCCGTCATCGTGCTGGTGGCCGTGCTGTACCTGGAGCACGGCATCGCCCGCGCATCGGATGAGGGCCAGCAGTGAGCCTTGTGCGCATCTCCGTTGACGCGGACAACATGCTGGGTCGCCAGTTCAGCGAGCTGGAGCGGCAGAACCTTGGCTTCGCAGTCATGCAGGCGTGCAACGCCACCGCGTTCGAGATCCGGCAGACCTGGGCGCGCACCGCGCTGCGCGTGTTCGATAGGCCAACGGCCATGACGCAGCGCGCCGCGCAGTACAAAAAGGCGACGCGGCAGAAGCTGTATGCCGAAATCTTCCTACGGGATGAGGCCTCCAACGGCACGCCGGCGGCCAAGTATCTGGCTCCGCAGGTGGACGGTGGCCAGCGCCGCAAGAAACGCTTTGAAGTGCTGCTGCAGCAGAAGGGCGCCATGCCGGCCGGCATGTTTGCCGTGGCCGGCAAGGGCGCGCCGTTGGATCGCTTCGGCAACGTCAAGGTCGGCCAGCTCAACAAGATTCTTTCGCAGCTTGGCGCGCAGACCGACCGCTACCAGAACCAGACGGACGTGAGCGCAGGGCGCCGCCGCCGCAAGCGCCGACGCGGTGGTGAGTACTTCGCGCTGCAGCAGAGGCGAGGCCGGCTGCTGCCCGGCATCTACGAACGTATCGATACCGGCTTCGGTTCCGCAGTGCGCAGCGTCTTCATTTTCACCCGTCAAGCGAACTACAAGCCGCGCTACAACATCTTTGCGCTGGCCCAGCGCGAGTGGGACAGGCTGATGCCGTTCTACTTCAACCGCGAGCTGCAAAAGGCGCTGGAATCGTCCAAATTCCGGGGGCGCTCATGAGCCAGAAGGCCTTCCTGCAGGCGTTCGACCAGGCCGCCATCGGCAGCTTCATGGCCGCCGGCATGGCCGATTCCGCGCAGTACACCGCGCCGGGCGGTGTGGCCGTTGCGTGCAGCGTCATGGTCGACCGTGGCACGCAGGTGTGGGGCGAGGACGGCATGCCGGTGGCACTGGGTGAAATCAGCGTCGCCTTCCAGCGTGCAGAAGTGGAGCCGGTGAAGGGCGGCATCGTCGTCGTCGATGGCGATACCTACCGGCTCACCGACAAGCTGAAGGACGACGCCTCCCTTGCACGCTGGCTGGTGGTGCCCAATGGCTGACCCCACGCCCCGCCGCCGGCTGCTGGATGCCCTTCGCACCAACCTGCTGCGCATCAATGGCGTGGCGCCGTACCACACCGCAATCGGCGCGGTGGCCACGCTGGAGCCGGGCCAGCTGGACCCGGAGCAGGTGGATGACGGCATGGCTGTCTATATCGAGCGGCAGGAGCGTCCGGCCGATCCCGCCGTGCAGCGCACCCACCGGCAGACCACCGTGACCATCGTCGTCAAGCGCCGCGGCGGCACCCGCGCCGAAGAAGAACTCGACCTGGTTGTCGAAGACATCGAGCGCGCAATGGAAGGCCGCCAGGCGACGTGGCCGGCCGGCTTCACCCAGCCCGTCTATCAATCGATGGAACCCCTGCGCGCACCGGCCGGTGCCGACTGGATCGGCGCGCTGATCCGCTACACCACCAGCATTCCCACCTTGAACCGCTAACCGCCGCCCCGCGGCATCACTGGAGACACACACATGAAAGACCACAGCTACCTGGGCAGCGGCAAACTCTTGATCCGCGAGTACGGTGCCGCCACCGCGTTCGAGGAAGTGGGCAACTGCTCCGCGCTCACCTTCTCGCCGCAGGAAGAGAAGAAGAACCTGATCGACTACACCAACCCGGGTGGCGGCAACCGCAACGAAGTGGCGCGCCTCACCGGTGTGGAAACGGCCTACACCTTCCACGACTTCGCCGCCGAAAACTTCGCACGCACCCTGCGTTCGTCCGTCACTACCGTGGCCGCCGGCACCGTCACCGATGAGGACGTGGTGGCCTACAAGGGCGGCTTCACCCCGCTGGCCAAGGTCGCCACCAGCATCACCGCGGTGAAGGGTGCCAGCGGCGCCACCACCTACACCGCCGGCACCGACTACGAGTTCCGCGACGGCGGCATCTTCATCCCGACCGGCAGCAGCATCACGGCGCCGGTGGCGGGTGCGGCCAACATCAAGGTCACGTATGCCAACGCCGCGCAGAAGCGCGTGGAGGCGCTCACGCAGTCGGCCAAGCAGTACGAAATGCTGTTCGTCGGCCTGAACGAAGCGCAGTCCGGCAAGCGTGTGCGCGTGCATGCGCACAAGGTCAGCGGCGGGCTGCTGGCCAGCATGGGCCTGATCGGCGAAGAGTACGGCGCCGGCGAAGTGACCGGCGGCCTGATGGCTGACACCGCCAAGGGCACCGGCCTGTCGCAGTACTTCACCGTCACCCTGGAAGACGTGGCATGACGCCTGTCGTAACCGCAGACATCGACGTGCTGGCTCCGGCCAGCACGTCGGTGGCGTTTGCCGGGCAGCTGGTGGAGATCCTGCCGATCCCCGCCGGCCGTATTCCCGCGCTCATCCGCACCGCGCGTCCGGTGATCCAGGCGCTGATCGCCAACAACGTGCTCACCGGCGAAGGCGACGAGCTGGACATCGACGTGATGCAGATCGTCGACCTGATGGGCGACCACGGCGAGCAGTTCTTCGCCGCGCTGTCGATCGCATCGGGGGTGAGCGTCGCCGAGGTCGAGGCCGCAAACCTCGATGACGTGGTGCGGCTCACGCAGACCTGCCTGCGGGTGAACCGCGATTTTTTTACGAAGAACGTCGTGCCGCTCCTGGCCGGCATGGCGCGGCAGCTGCCTGGGGTTGGGCCGACGCCATCCAGCTCCTGATCGGGCAAGGGCACAGCTTCAGCGACATCAAGCAGTACACGCTCGGCCAGCTTCGGGCCTTCACCGAAGCGGCCGAGCGCAGCCGGCGCAGGAAGCTGGCAGATGACGCAGTAACCGCACGCGCAGCGCAGTACGACAGCAAAGACTTCACGGCGTATCTCAAAGGGCTCACCGGCTGATGGCAACCAACCCCAACCTGCGCGTTCGCATATCCGCCGACCTGGCCGACATCAAGCAAGGGCTGGCGGTGCTGCGTGGCGACCTCAACAAGCTGAAGACCGATGCCGCCCGCTCCGGCCCGGATACGCGCGGTTGGGTGAACGGGCTGAAGGCCGCCCGCGCGCAGCTGGTGGGCTTCGTTGCTGCCTATGCCTCGCTGCGCTCGCTTGGCGCGCTTGCGAAGGTGTCCGACGAAGCGGCCGGCATCACCGGCCGCCTGCGCCTGGCGACGAAATCGCAGGAGGAATTCAACGCCGCGCAGGATGAAACCTTCGATATCGCCCAGCGCACGCAGGCCAGCTGGAAGGAGACGGTCAACCTCTACAACAAGGTCTCCCAGTCCGCCGACCAGGTGGGCCTGAGCCAGCAGAAGCAGCTGGAGCTGACCGAGGCCGTCTCGATGGCGCTGGCCATCTCCGGTAGCACCGGCGAGGAAGCGGCCGGCGTGATGCGCCAATTCGGCCAGGCGCTCGGCAGCGCCCGCGTGCAGGCGGAGGAATTCAACTCCATCAACGAGGGTGGCCAGCGTATCGTGCAGGCGCTTGCCAAGCACCTCGGCATCGCCAGCGGGCAGGTCAAGGCCTACGTCAACGACGGAAAAGTGAGCAACAAGGATCTGGCGCAAGCGCTGCTGAAGGACCAGGCCGCGCTACAGGCCGAGTATGAGCGCATGCCGAAGACCATCGGCGGCGCGTTCACGCAGATCCGCAACTCGTTCGTGCGCTTCATGAATGACCAGAACGAGGCCACGGGCTCTGCGCAGGCCTTCGTCGGCATCCTGCGCGACATCGCCCGCGACCTGCCGCAGTTCTTCGCGCCGGTGCTGGTGGTGATGCAGCAGCTGGCCACCAACCTGCGCGATGCCGAGGGCGCAGCCGACGGGCTCGGCAAAAAGACCAGCTGGCTGGCCGGGCTGGGTGAGTTCCTCGCGAACGTGTTCCGCGTGGTCGCGGCGGCCGGCATCGTTGTGAAGAACGTGGTGGAGATCATCACGGTTGCGCTCACCGCCCTTGGATCCGTCGGATTCAAAGTAGCCGAAGGGCTGGTGAAGTACGTCGGCGGCGCGTTCCGCAATATCAGCAACAGCTGGCAGGCGCTGAAGGACGGCGGCCCGATCGCGGCGGTGAAGACCTACGCCGACGGCGTGGGGCAGATCATGGACGACATGACCGCGCAGCGGCAAAACATGGTTGCCGACTTCAAGATCGCCAGCGACATGATCCGCAGCGATGCCAAGGACCTAACGCGCGGCGTGGCATCGCTGTTCACCCAGATCGAGGCGACCACCGCCCGCGTGCGCGGCAAGGCCTCCACCGATGGCGGCGATGGCTCCGGCGGCGGTGGTGGCGGCAACGGTGGTGCCGGCAAGGCCGTGGCCGCGTCCAACGCGCTGCTGCGTGACTCCGTCACCCGCGCCCTGGCTGAGCTGGACCGCCTGTATGCCGAGAACGAGATCGGCATGCGCGAGTACTTCGCCACGCGCATGGAGCTGCAGCAGCAGTCCATCGATCTCGAGATTGCACAGGCGCAGGCCGAGCTGGCGGCAACGAAGGACGCCGGCAAGCGGCAGAAGCTGGAAGAGCAGATCCTGATCCTGCAGCGCGATCGCGCCGACATCGCGGCCAAGGGCGCGCAGGAGCAGCAGACGGCCGAGGACGAGCTGGCAAAGTCGCTGGGCGATGTGAAGTTGCGGCTCATGGAGCTGGACGGCAACACCGGCGCCGTGGAGCGCGCGAAGCTCGAGGCCGAGTATCAGCAGCTGTTCAAGCGGCTGGACGCCGACAGCGACACGGCCGGGCGCAAGATCGTGGAGAACCTGATCGACCGGCTGGTATCCAAGGCCAAGGCCGATGAGCTGCGGCAGGCCGGCGAGAACATCGCCAGCGCGCTGCAGGGCAAGGAGGCAAGCATCGGCGCGCAGGTGGCCGGCGGCATGCTGGGCTACAGCGAGGGTGAGCGCCAGGTGGCCGCCGCAAGGGCCAAGGCCATCACCGACCTGCAGGCCCTGCGTGTGGCCGCCAGTGCGGCGCTGGCCGATATGAAAGAGGGCACCCCGGAGCACGCGGCCGTTCTCGCCGGCATCGACGCCATCGACGTGCAGATCGCCAACGTCACGGCATCGCAGCAGGTGTTCAAGCAGAAGATGGAAGACATCGCTGTGTCCTCCTTCGGCGACTTCCTCGCCGACCTTACCACCGGCGCCAAGAGCTTCAAGGAAGCGTTCGCCGACATGGTCAAGAGCTTCGTGGCCGGCGTCGCGCGGATGATTGCGCAGGAGCTTGCATTGCGAGCCATCAAGGCCGCGCTGAGTGCGTGGGGAGGCGGTGGTGACGTCGGCCCGGTCGTGAAGGAAGCTATCCCCGTCGGCTCGCTCCACACTGGTGGTATGGCAGGGCAGTCCTCGCGCCGCATTCGCGTCAGCCCGCTGCTGTTCGGCCACGCACCGCGTTACCACAGCGGCGGCATCGCCGGCCTCAAGCCGGACGAAGTTCCGGCCATCCTGCAGATCGGCGAGCGCGTTCTGTCTCGCCGGCAAACGGCGATGTACGACGCCACCATGGCCGCCGGTTCCCGCACCGGCCGCGTCACCACGCCCATCGTCGCCATCGGTGATGACGCGGTGGCCAACGCTCTTGCGGGCGCGGCAGGCGAGGACGTGGTGCTCACCCATGTGCGCAACAACTGGGAGGGGTTGGCGCGTGGCAGCTGACCCCGTGCTGTGGCCCTTTGCCGGCGCCGGTGATGTGAGCTGGCAGCCGGAGTGGCTGACCGAAGTGCTGCGCCCCAGCGCCGGCCTGGTGCAGCACCGGCAGCTGCGTGACCAGCCGCGCATGAGCGTGGCATTCCAGGGCATCGCTACCGGGCAGCGGCGGCGCTGGCTCGAGAACCTGCTGGAGCGCAACGGCGCCCGCCGCTGGTATGTTCCGCTGCCGGGCGCTGGCTTCGTACTTGGCGCCCCGCTGGCCGCCGGTGCGGCGGGTATACCGGGAACCACCGCCGGCACGCTCCTGCGCGCCGGTGGGCGCGTTGCGCTGGTGCCGGTGGATCAACCGCGCCGGGCCGAGGTGTTCACCGTGACCGATGTGCAGCCCGCCGGCATCGTGCTGGCCGGCAACACGGTCAACGCGCACCCCGCCGGCACGCGCGTGCTGCCGGTGTTCGAAGCGCGGCTGGTAAGCATCCCCGCGCTGTCCCGCTTCACCGGGGATGCCGTGCCCTGGGCGGTGGAGTTCGAGCTGGCCGAGCCGCTGCCGATCGACGCCGCCGCCAGCCCGGTGCTGTATCGCACGTTCCCTGTGCTGGACATGCCGATGGACTGGTCGAATGACCCGGATTGGCAGCCGCACCGCGAAACCCTGCGCGAGGACAACGACACCGGCCCGGTGTGGCTGGCCGATCCGCTCGGGCAATCGCAGATGATCATCAAGCGCCCGTGTACCGCCGTGGGCGCGGAAGAGCTCGCGCAGGTGCTGGGCCAGCTGTGGGCACTGGCCGGCCGCGCAAACCCGGTGTGGGTGCACACGCACGCGCACGACCTGGTGCTTGCCGCCGGCATGAGCGCAGGCAGCACCGCGATGGATGTGGAGTGGGCCGGCCTAGGCACTGGCCCGCGCCCGCCCGGCCGGCGCGACCTGCGCATTGCCCTGCGCAACGGCACGGTGCTGCACCGCCGTGTGACCACCGTGGCCGCGCCCAGCAGCAACGTGGAGAGGCTCACGCTGGATTCGGCGCCGGGTGTGGCCATCATCCCGGCGGACGTGCTGCAGCTGTCGTGGATGTCGCTGTGCACGCAATCGGCGGATGTGGTCCGCATCAACTGGTGGAAGCATGACGTTGCGCAGATTGAGCTGGCGTTCCAGGCGGTGCCCTATGAACACTGAGGGAGGCCCGCATGTTCGGCGCGCGTGAGATTGCCCGGTTCTTCGGCCAGCCGGTGCACCTGTTCCGGTTCACGCTCGGCCCGCTGGTGTGGCGCTTCACCACCGCGTCCGCGCCGGTGGTGCTTGGCGATGAGACATTCATCCCCGCCGGCATCAGCCGCAGCGCCGTGCGCGAAACCGCCGAGCGCACGAAGAACCAGCTCACGATCACGATGCCCTACGCGCTGGACCCGGCCGCGCACGACCCGCCGCCCACGCAGGAGTTCGGCAACATCTGGCGGCCGTTTCCGCCGTCCGAGCGTGTATTCGTGACGTGCCTTGCGATGCACCGCGGCGATACCGACGCCGCCGTGGAGTGGATGGGCCACGTTGTGCAACCCGACTTCACCGACACGCAGCTCAAGCTGACGTGCGATCCCACCATTGCGCGCCGGCGCGCCAAGGGCGGAGGGCGCCGTGCGCAGCGTGCGTGCGAGGTGGCGGTGTACGGGCAGGGCCTGGGGCAGTGCAATCTGCTGAAAGAGGCCTTCGCCATTCCCGCCACGGCCACCGCAGTGAGCGGCCTTTCGGTGACTGCCGCCGAGCTGGCCGCTGCACCGCTGGCGCTGGATGGCGGCTTCGTGGAATGGACGCTGCCGAACGGCCTGGTAGAGCGGCGCACGATCATGTCGCATGCCGACGCGGTGATCGAACTGGATTACGGCGCCGCCGCGCTGGCCCCGACGCTGGAGTTCATCGCATACCCCGGTTGCCCGCACACCTGGGATGCCTGCGTGGCCCGCGGTAACACCATCAACTATGGCGGGTGCCTGCACCTGCCGGTCAAGAATCCATGGAGCGGCAACCCCCCGTGATGACGAAAGAATCCATCCGCCGCTGGTGGCATATCACGCGCTGGCGTTTGCGTTACGCGCTGCTCGATACGCCGGCTGGGCGGCATGTGTGCCTGGCCCTTGCGTTGGTACTGGCGGCGGTAAGTGCGTGGCAGTTCTATGCCGGCATGCGTGCTCATGAGGCAGGAGAGCCGCAACAGGCGTGGGTGCAGATCGTTGTCGCGATCGTTGTCGCGCTCATCAGCTACGCGCTCACGCCGAAGCAGCCGGATGCCGTTGACCAGGTAACCGAGGCGCCGCGTCTGATAGATGGTGCGGGCGTGCGCATGGTGTTCGGCGAGGTGTGGATCACCGATCCTGCGATCATCGGCTGGCGCAAGATGGGCACGAAGACCATCCGCGGCAAGAAGAGCGGCTTCAACGGCCGGCCGATCATCGGCTACTGGTACAAGCAGCTTTTCCACTTCCTGCTGTGCCGCGGCCCGGTGGATGCGGTGCTGGAATTCCGCGGCGGCGACAAGGTTGCGTGGAAGGGTGAACTCACTTCAAGCAACGAGCTATTCATCGACCGGGGCGACTTGTGGGGCGGCCAGGGCACCGGCGGCGAAGGCGGCATCGAGGGCCCGATGGAGTTCCTGTTCGGCGATGCCGCGCAGATGCCAAGCAGCTACCTCGCCAGCAACCTTGATCCGAAGCAGCCAGCCTACCGCGGCCTGCTCACCGCGCTCTACAAAGGCGGCCTATGGGGTGCGTTCAGCCCATACCCGAAGGCCGCATCCTTCAAAGTGCGGCGGATTATGCAGGGCTGGGAGCGTGATGCTGGGGCGTGGCACCCTGATGCAGCGATAGTGCCGCTAGACGTGGCGGCCAGCCTTACGACCTGGGTCGAGGATTTCTCGGGTGGTATGGCACCCTATTCCGTACTCCAGGGGTCGAAAGCGCCTTTTACCACTGCGGGCAGTCAGGTCAACATTGCTGCTTCTTCGCGCTCGCGGGTAGCGCGTGATATCCCTGTAGTGGGGTCATCATCCCAGTTTCGTAGCGTCCGGTTTGAGTTCTACCTGGTGGACGCTTCTTTGGGGAACTCAGGAGTGGTTCAAATCTACTCCGCCGCTGGTGTGTACGTTCATGGCTTCAACCCTCGTTGGGGCAGTGGTGGCCGTCCATTGGTTGGGTACAACAGCGATGGTGGCCCGACTGCGTCGATCGGTTCGACGCCTCTGGAGGCAGGACGTTGGTACCGATACACCGCCACGTATGACCCCACTCAGTTGTCGCTGAATTGCGCGATCCACGATGTGGAGACTGGAGTTTTGTGGGGCGAGGTGAGTGTCGGCGGCCCTTCTTTGCCGATCCGAAGCTTGAGGCTTTGGTCTGGGCCGGATGCTGTCAGGGTTCGAGGGATCCAGATCAGTCATGTCGATTCAAACCTTCATGCCATGAACCCCGCCCACATGCTCTACCAGAGCATCACCGACAGCTGGATGGGCGCAGAACCCGAAGCCGGTATCAGTGACGCGAGTTTCCGCGCCGCGGCCGACACGCTCTATGCCGAGGGCTTCGGCCTGTGCACCGAGTGGGATTCAACGACCGAATCCGTGGAGCAATTCCAGCAGCGAATCTGCGACGTGATCGGCGCCAGCCTTTCGCGCAGCCCCGTGGATGGGCTGTGGTATCTGGATCTGATCCGCGGCGGTTACGATCTCAGCACACTCCCTGTGCTCACTGATGACGACATCATTGAGTACAGCGAGCAGCCGGGCACGATGCAGGATGCGGTGAATCAGGTTATCGTCGAATGGCGCGACCCGCAGCGGCGTGAGGACCGCTCGACCGCGCCGGTGCAGTCACTGGGCGCGATCCAGGCAGTTGGCGCGGTGGTGGGGGAGGTGGCGACGTATCGCGAAATCCCCGAAGAGTCGCTCGCGCTCCGTGTGGCCGGGCGAAACCTACAATCGAAGTCCCGGCCCTTGCGTCGCAGCCCCATCAAGACCACGCGCATCGCCCATGCCTGGCGGCCGGGGCAGGTGTTCCGCCTGCAGTCGGCAAAGCGCGGCATTGCCGATATGGCGCTGCGCATCGGTGATGCAGACCGCGGCACGCTACGCTCGGGTGCCATCGCCCTGACCGTGCTGCAGGACGTCTTCGGCTTGCCGCAGGCGGTGTATGTGTCGCCCGATCCGGCGCCCGCACCCGATGATGATGTGCCGAACCCGGTCGCTGCATCTGCCGTGCAGGAAGTCCCCTATGCCCTGCTGGCCACGTTGCAGCCGCCCGGCGAACTGGCCGCGCTGCCGGCAGATTCCGGCTATCTGTTCGCGGTGTGCACGCCTGCCGGCAGTGAGCTCGATTACAGCCTGCAGGTGGATTCGGGAGCGGGCTATGCGGAACAGGCCGAATCGGACTGGAGCGCCACTGCGACGAACGCCGTGGCCGTCGGCATGGTCGACACCGTCATCGACATCACTGCCGCCCGCGGCCTCGATGATGCGGTGATCGGTGCGATGGTGCTGTGGGGCGATGAAATCTGTCGGCTTGATGTCGTGGACCTGATCTTGGGCACTGTCACCTTGGGGCGCGGCTGCGCAGACACCGTGCCCGTAATGCACGCGGCTGGTGAGCGTCTGTGGGTGATCGACGATTCCATCGCACTGGATGCCACTCGCTACAGCAGCGGCGCCAGCGTTTCGGCAAAGCTGCTGCCGCGCACTACCAGCCAGCGGCTTGAGCTGGCAGACGCCGCCGCGTCGGTGATCACGCTGGCCTGCCGCGCTGCCCGCCCGTATCCGCCGGCAGCGGTCACGCTCAACGGTAGCGCCGCGCCCGTGGAAATTTTCGCAGTGGCGGATATTGCGTGGCTGCATCGCGACCGTGTGGCGTCTGCCGCCCAGCTCGTCGACCAGGCCGCCGCCAGCATCGGCCCGGAGGCCGGCACGACCTACACGGTGCGCTGGTACCTGGGCGGCGTGCTTGATCACACCGCAGCTGGCGTGACCGGCACGACAGCAAGCCACGCCCCGGCGGCGGATGGGCTGCTGCGCGTGGAAGTGGAGGCTGTGCGCGATGGCCTTGTCAGCTGGCAAATGCAGGTCATCGAGTGCGACTACCGCGTAACCCCCTACAGCGATTACGCAGATCAGAGCGGCGACATTTACGCCGATCAGAACGGCGACACCTACCTCGGATAACGCAATGGCCACGAAACGCTTTGACGCAAACCCCCAACTCGCCGCCTTGGCTGGTACGGAAGTAATCCCGGCAACGTCGGTGGCCGGCGGTACCGACCCCGCAAGCAACCCGGTCGCTGCGGGTGCCGATATCAAGATCCCGGTGCAGCAGCTGCTCGGCATGAAAGTGCACGCCGTTTCGATTGTCGCTGGCGTGGCCACGGTTGATTGCGGCGCAGGATTGCACCGGAATCACACCATCCTGCTGGATGCGAACGCGACGCTGGCGCTGTCTAATCTTGCCCCAACCGGGTTTGTGACCGAAGGGGAAATCCGCATTGCACAGGATGCAACCGGCGGGCGAACCCTCACGCTTCCAGCTTCCTTAAAGTCGCTCGGCGGCAGCGACACTGCAGTGAAAAGCGCGGCCAACGGCGTGACGATTCTTTCCTACAAGACATTCAACGCCGGCACGACGGTTGAGTATGCGATGCAGGAGAGTGCGTGATGCTGCGGCGGTTGATGATCGCAGGAGGCGACGGGATTACGCTGACATCCTGGGACCCATCAAAACTATCGCCACTGGGAACGCTCTCGGCAGGTAATCGACTTCTTGGCGCGAATGCAACCGGACAGTACGCAAATTGCCGGTCTATCGGCGCGCTGGCGGGGCTTGTGTACTTCAGCGTCCGTTGCGTGAAGGGCAATAGCAACAACTGGGGCGCCGGACTGATGGATGCCAGCGTCGTCGCTGGTAACGCTGCATGGGTTGGCAGCGGGAACAGCGCTGGGATATGGAAGGAGGGGCGCGTGTACCAAGCTGGTGGGACTCTACACACATTTATAGCGCCTCCTACTAGCTCGGAAGTACAGATCGCAGTTCGCGCATCCGCTCGTCGCTATTGGATGCGGATCAACGGCGGGGCATGGGTTGGCGGCGGCGACCCGGTCGCAGATACCACACCGACAGGGGTGTTGCCTGGTACTGGGGTCATTTACATCGCCGCGAGCATAGACTCTCGCGGAGTTCCAGATGGAACGGCGCTGCTCCCTGCTTCGCCTGCAGACGTTACCGGAGCAGTGCCTGCTGGCTTTACTGCCGGAGTTCTGTGACGCTGCTCAGCAAAATCTCTAAAACAGGGGTCGGGGTGGATTAAGGGCATGGGGTTGGGGAGGTCCATGCGTGCGTCAGCCTGGGGCGCGCTGGAGCGCGTAGTAGACGTCGGCATTGGCCGGGACGGCGAGAAAGCTGGCCATCCTGGCCCCGACGAAAGCAGAGATTTCCTGCTGGCACTGCAGTGCCGCGGCGTGCTGTTCCGGCATGTGTGGATCAAGCGCGGTGTGGCTGCTGTCGTTCGCTGCATTGGCCTTTGGCTGACTGTCAGCGTCGGCCAGGCGTGGGATCTTCTATGCCTCGGCAACGGCGGCGCCTCTGGCCATCCAGCTGTCGGGCTCCCGTAGGGATGCGGGGGCTGCCGGGATAGCACCGGCTGATTCCAGCAGCAGGGCTCACGAAAGGCACACGGCGGTGCAAAACCATTGCTATTCCTGCCATTCCGGTTCCGATAAGCGGCACCCATCACACGCGACTACTTGGCATTGCTTTGTGTTGGAGATTCTCGGGTCGCAAGTTCGTGTAGCGTTTGAGCGTTGCCCAGCTCTCGTGCAGCGTGAAGAGTGCGACTTCATGGATTCCATACCCAGCTTCGAACAAACGGCTGGTCGCCTCGTGCCGCAGGTCGTGGAATCGAAGGTCCGCAATTTCCAGAACGTGGCAGGCACGGGTAAACGCAGCGCCAACTGACTTTGGCTCGAACGGGAAGATCAGCGGGTTGAGTTCGCCATCCGGCTGCTGCAGTCGCGGCTGCCGTTCAATAATTTCCAGTGCCTCTTTGGACAGCTTGAAGACTTTATGGTTGCCGAGCTTCTGGGTGGGATGCTTGAGGTCGCGCAGTCGGCAAACCGCTTTGTCGATATCTAGATCATCCCAGCGTAGGCGCGTGATCTCTTCCTGACGTCGTGCGCTGTGGATGGCAAACCACATGATGTCGCGCATGGGGATCTCGGCGCGGACGTCGCGGCGGCTGAAGTTTGCGTCGAGCATCTGCAACTCGTTGGCCGTGGGGCGGCGATCGCGTTGCTTCGGCTTTCCGATAAGGCGTTGTTGGCGCAGGTACTCGGCAGCGTCATCCAACTCTTGCATTGGCACCGGTACGCGCAGTGCGACTCTGGCCGCTCGAAATACCTGGCGTAGCCAGATAAGGTCATTGCCGGCAGTGGCCGGACCAGCGCCCTCTTTCCTGCGGCCCTGGGTGTAGGCGATGAAGTCGGCATGGGTGAGTCGGTCCACCCGCTTGTCTGCTAGGGCGCCGTCGCCGATTCGCGTCAGGTCTGCCGTCTTGGAGCGGCTCCACGGGTTATCGGTGGCCATCTGCCCCGAATACCAGGTGATCATCTGCGCCACGGTCATGCGGGTGCCAACTGTCTCGCCGCGGGCTCTTTGGCCGGCCAGCTCGGCTTCACGCCGCGTCAGCCATTCTTTGGCAAGTACCTTGGTTGGAAACGTCTCCGACTCCCTGTGTACGATCTTGCCCTCGGCCTTGAGCCGGATAGTCGCCGTGTAAGATGTGGCGCCGCTGGCCCGCCGCCTGGCCAAGATTGATCCCATGGTGCTACATGTCCAGTTTTGTAGCACCGAATGTAGCACTGCCGTGGCGGCAATGCCCGGAAACCCCCGGAAATACGATAGAAATGCAGCAGCCCAAAACCACCACGCAAGAAGCCACGAAGCCCCGCCAGCCTTACGTTCTTGAGGGTTTGAGGCTGTCGGTTGCGCCGATGATGGATTGGACCGACCGCCATTGCCGGGTGTTCCACCGCCTGTTGGCGCCGGGGGCACGGCTGTATACCGAGATGGTCCACGCCAACGCAGTGATCCATGGTGACCGCGAGCGCCTGCTGGGCTATGACCCGGTTGAGCAGCCGCTGGCCCTGCAGCTGGGCGGCAGCGAACCCGCTGCGCTGGCCGAGGCGGCGCGCATCGCCGCCGACTGGGGGTATGACGAGGTCAACCTCAACTGCGGTTGCCCCTCCGATCGGGTCCAGGCCGGGCGGTTCGGTGCCTGCCTGATGCGCGAGCCGGAGCTGGTAGCTGAATGCGTGGCGGCGATGGTGGCTGCCGTCGATATCCCGGTCACGGTGAAGTGCCGGCTGGGCGTGGACGAGGACAATGATTACGCGCTGTTTGCCGGGTTTGTTGACCGCCAGGTGCAGGCGGGGGCGGCGATGGTGGTGGTGCATGCGCGCAATGCCTGGCTCAAGGGCCTGTCGCCCAAGGAGAACCGGGAGATCCCGCCGCTGCGCTACGACTGGGCCTACCGGTTGAAGCAGGAGCGCCCGGAGCTGCCGGTGGTGCTCAATGGCGGCATCGCCAGCGTGCAGGCCGCCCAGCAGCACATGCAGCAGCTGGACGGGGTGATGCTGGGGCGCGCGGCCTACCATGACCCCTATGTGCTGCACGCGCTGGACTGTGCACAGACCAACCAGCCGCTGCAGGGCCGTGAGGAACTGTTGCTCGCCCTGCGTCCCTATGTGGAAGCACAGCTGGGCCGGGGGCTGGCACTCAAGCACATCACCCGCCACCTGCTGGGGTTGTTCCATGGGCAGCCGGGCGGGCGCGGCTTCCGGCAGGTGCTCAGCGAGGGCGCGCACCGTGCCGGTGCCGACTGGCAGTTGCTTGAGCAGGCCCTGCAGGTAACCCGCGAACAGGCCGCCCGGGTGGCCTGA